GTCTTCCATAAGAGTCAATTGTTTAAATACTCTTCTTGCACCCTCTAACATCGACTTACCATATGGTAAATAATTTGTATCTGCTAGATTTCTAAAGTGAGCTACTTCATAATTTTCATAAACATTATCTGTTTTAGAACTTCTTGTTCTTTCTGAATATTGTTGAATTTCAAATTGAACCAATTTAGGATTTGATGGGTCGTGTCCTTCCATTCTATTTACTTCATATACTGAAAGAGGTTTTACATTAACAACTCCATGTTTATCCAATATATCTAAATGTAAGTAGAAATCACCATACTTAGTCATATTTCTAATATAACTCCATAGATTAAATTCAATATTCATAATATCGTAAAATAAATTGTGTAAAATTTTATGGACTTTTGGATTATCGGTTTTAATTTTCATTATTCTGTTTTCAATGTTATCAACCGTAGATTCATCACAATAAATGTCTAATGCTGATGATATAATTGGGTCGGCATCCATTAATTCGTAATCTCTAAACAATTCTTTTCTAGCTACATCATATGCACTTGCATTTTGTTTAGCTTGATATGATGACATATTATTTGTACCCGAATTGATACGATTATATCTATCAATAAAATTAGATGTTAGAGCTGTTTGTGAAAACTCAACATCTTTGACTTTTACTTGTCCATCGTTTGTTTTTCTTAAAACTATTTGATTTTGGAATAATTTTCCTAATCTCGTTAATATGTTTTCGTCTGCCATTTTTTACCTCTTATTTAATTAACCAAGTTAAATCTTCTTTTTCATCACCAAAGTCCATTTCATATGGATTTTTCTTTGGTTGTCCCACAGAACCTACTCCGAAACCAACAGCGTGTTCAGATTTGTTTCCATTTGACTTCAACATTGAGTTCATTGTTGCCCATTGTTGGTCATTTTTATCTTTCTGTAATCTTAACGCTGTATCTCTAACCCAAAGGGCTATTGAATAAGACATAACTAAGTCGTCATTGTAACCTTGCATTGCTTCTGCTTTTGATTGTGAAACTCCAGTCTTGTATATAAATACAAATAATTCATCAATTAATCGATTTGAGTGAAGTTTCACTAATTTTTCTCTTGTATATTCTTCCATTTTAGCTATAGCTAATGGACGAGTCTTTGCTGTTGTTGAAAAACCAGGCACCATATTTCTATCTTGTGCTCTGTATTTATTTGTAATGTTGTGTTCCGTATCAACAACTTGTAAATCTTTTGATTGATAAAATAAATTCTTATATCCTCTATCAATAATGGTTTGTATTGTAGCCCAACCAATGTTGTTGTTTTCAACTACTAATAGTGCATCATTGTACTTTGTAGCAACCTCAATTAAGAAGTTTCCGTAATCCGTTGTACTTAATTGTCCTTTATATTCTGCACATTGTTCCATATCCTCAACTTCAAATACTTGACAAGCTGAGAAATCACTTCCATCACCACGAGCCACATCAGCAACCACTATATATTCTTTTGTATAATCAGGTTGTCTCCAAACCCACATACCTCTATCTATTCCTACCTCTTCAACAGGTGATTCTACCAACTCATCTTTATACCATTGTAGAATTGCAGGGTCAACTACACTTTGTCCACTTGATAGAAAGTCTGTATCACACTCTTGAGCTGCTTGTGATGGCCCTAAAATCTTATCTTGTTCTTTTCTCCAAGTTTCATCTCTATCAGGATGGTCTGTCCAATGTAATCTAATGGTATTGAAATTATTCGTACCTTCTTCAGCACCTAACCATTGTTTATGAAACCAATTACCCACACCATTAGGTGTTGATAACGCAATACAACCACCACCAGTTGATAGTGTTTGTTGTGCAGCTGTCCATATGGTATCAATTCTATCAATGAACGCTGCCTCATCAATTATCAAAAGGGATAATGCTTCTGAACGACCTGCTGATTCATTTGAAGCAATTGCTTTAATCTGTGAACCATTTGTAAATCGTAAAGATAGTTTATTTATTTCTTCTGTATTGGTTTTCAACCATTGAGGTAATCCATCATACATAACTCTTACCTTTGTAACAAGATTTTTAGCCGTGTCCTTACCTGTAGCAATAACAAGAATATTCTTATCATTGTGAAATAACATCAACCATAAAGCATATCCAGCAGATAAAGTCGATATACCTAATTGTCTTGCTTTTAAAATTATATTATAACGATTGTCTTTAAATTCTGTTAAACACTTTTCTTGAAATGGATATAAATCAAACTTCACCTTACCCTTTGTAGGATGTTGAATAGTACAATACTTTCTCATAAAATGTACAGGATTAGATGCACATTGTAAGTACTCTCTCTGTATAGCTTGTTTTAAATCACTCATTTTATCTGTCCTGCTAAATATACTGAACCACTTGTTATTATCATTCCACCAAAAAACCAAAGATATTTATTATCATACCACTTTGGTTTGACTAAATCAATCATTTCCTCTTTCCATTGTAATTGATTTTTGTAATCACTTATTAACGATATATTTAAACTATCGTTTTTTATATAATCTTGAATTTGAAGATTTAAATTAGCTTCAATTTCTTTATATTTTTCTACATCGAATTGAAGTTCTTTAATATTGTTTGTAATATTAACAACTTCGTCCTCTGAAAAACAAGTTCCATCACAAGGTTCTTTAGTAAAAGTAAACGACATTAATAATATAAACAGTAGTCTATACATTAGTATGAACCACCTCCACCCATACCACCATTACCACCATTACCATTCATACCGTTTTGTTGGTTTTGTTGATTAGTATTCTGATTATTAGCTTGTCCACCAATATCAGTAAACACATCAACATCATTACCATCCATAACATGTTGAGTCATAAAATTAGATGTTCTACCTTGTGGGACAATTGTATGATGATGTAGTTCAGTACCAGTAGGAACTTGAGTTCCATTAGAGTAAAAATAAGTACCATTACCAAACATAGAACCATCACCTACAACAAAAGGCGTCACTACATCATTTAGTGTTTCTGATGGAGATGAAGAATTTAGGGTTGTATTTATAGGTTCAAGTTGTTGTCTATCACCTTCAATTCCACCACCAACTGTTGTGTATTCAAATTCACCAAGTTTAACAACCATTCCAGTATAAACTTGATTTGTTCCAGCTATTTTTCTTTCAGCCATTATTTTTTCTCCTTGCTAAATTCTTTTAAGAAATCTTTTGCTTCTTTTTTTACAATTTTCTTTTTCTTATATTTTTTATTTTTAATATCACTTAAAGCTTTCTTTTTACTCTCAAGAGTTTTTTTCATTGCTTTTTTATATTTTTTGGTAGATTCAATAGATTTATCTGTATCTTTAATTCTCTTTTTTAAAGTACCGAGTTTCTCTTGCTTTCTTCCAGCAGATTTACCACTCAAGAAAGCAAAGAGAATACCTCCACATAACACAAAAAATCCAATTACATATTTTTTGATTTTACTAAACATATTACTTACCAAATGGTAATTTATCCCATACAGGTTTAATTACTGCATCGAATACAATATCGTCTTTTTTACTTGGTGATAATTTTACGATTTTTTCCAATGTATAAAATCCTAACATTATCCATTCCCAATTTGTTAATACCCATTCTGTCATTGTATTTCTCCTATTGTGTGTTTTTCTTTATTGACATTTCTACTTCACCATTTGCCATAGCATTAGCTACTTTCATATCAAATGGATTTTTCTTTCTTTCTTCTGTAATAGCTTCTACCCATTGTTCCATATCTTTCTCAAGAGCTTTCATATTTTTTAAATCTTTTAATCTTCTATAAGCAAACCATCTTAATGGTTTACCAGTTTTTAATTCAGCCTCATAATCTATTTGACAATAATAACATCTACCATCAGCTTTATATACATCCTTATCCCATTTTTTAATTATAAGTTTTTCACAAGCTGAACATTTTTCATCCCAAGAATGATGTATTCTATCGGATGTATTTTTTGTTCTATATCCATCCTTTTGTTCCCACTCATTACCATCGGAATCTGTCCACTTATCACCAACTTTTCTTATTTCTTCTACTTCTTGGTCACCAACACCAACTTGTATTTTACTTTTATAGTTTCCATCCAACATATCTTGGACTTTAGCTAAATTTTTACCCATTTTTACCTCTTATTCTTGTATATATAAATATCTAAAAATAAATTAAACCTGTTATTTGATTGATAGGAGCAAATGCACCTGTAAATTTATATGTCTTTCCTTTATACTTGAACACTATTCCTTCACTTGGAACAATAGCATCCACACCACCAATCTTGTTTAATTTATCCAATTGTAACTTTAATGTATTTAATTTGTTTTTATCACCACTAGCTTTTACATTCTCTATTGATGTATTTAATTTCCTTCTAATACTCC